TCAGTCTTGTCTGCCAGAACAACTTGGGCGGGACCAATCCAAACATCCTTCTGGAGGATGTTGTGGCTATTGTCCAAAGTTGGCATTTTATTAATACCTGTCTATATTTTTATCTATCTCCCGTTTCCTCCGCGCATTTGAGGTCTCTCTGGGAAGGCGGAGTAGAAGCGGTCTGGATCGCAGGCAGCGCCACCCTGGTCGTGACACTTTGGTGCGAAGGGCTTGCCGTATGCACCATATGCGAATGCTGCTTGATCGTTGGGAATCGTGGACGAAGGCATGGTGTAGAAATTGCGCTCAGCGTCGCGCTGACGCTCGAATGGGTGAATCTGACTCCACGTGGTTTGAACCTCTGCGCGCATGCTTGGGTACCATGCTGCTGCTGGTCGGTCTGGATTGTCCACGTAGTCGCTCAAAAGGACGTTGCCCATGGAATTGTTGAGTGTAGGCAGGGTCACCTCACCGCGAAGAGGACCGGGAACGCGACCGTCTGTAGCAGATGGACGCAATTTTCCATCAGAAATCATATTCATAGTCATGAGGTAATACAGGATCGCGAGTGCAAGAATACCAAGGGCAAAAACACGTACATCGCGGTTAATGATATAAATGATGCAGGTGGCGTATAGGATGAACCGGGTCGTCGATGCGACGCGCTCGCGCGCCGTCTGGGAAGCGGTCGGCCAAAAATTTAAAAGCTCACTCGTTTTGAAAATCTCTTTTGGATCCATGCTGTAATTTAGTAAGATTTGTTTTTAGTCCCTGGGATCTGAGTCCATGGAACTTTCAGTTCCCGTCGACTCGTCTCTAGTCCAGTGCCATAAAGTCCTTCTTGGTCGCCTTTCGCTGGGAAGGGGCTGAGCCTGGAAGTCCCGGAAACCCACCACCCGCCATGAGCTTGCTCATCATGCTCTGAGCTGCAGCCATGATGTTCGCCTCGTTGAGCTCACCACCAGACTCCTTGAGTCCCTTGGCGCAATTCTCAGCCTCAGCCTCGATGATATTCATAAACTGGGGTGGGATCATTTGGAGCGTCACACCAAAGCCGTACAGAGAACTCAGGTACTGCCAGATCGCCTGACGTGTCGTCTCTGACACGTCATCCTTCTTCCAAATCTCATGCAGATTCAGATTCTCAACAAACTCATTCTCTTCGCAAAAAAACTTGGTATCCTTCTCCATAATCTGCTGAGCCCACGGAGTCAGCTTGTTCATCACCTTTTTATAAGTTTTCTCATCCTTGTGCTTCTTGAGTGCCTTTGCAATCGCAGGCTCCTCGGGGAAGGTCTGAGCAAGCTCACCGAGAAACTGGGTGTACATTTCATTGAATGCAGTGTACGACGCCATCACTTTAATATTATTCAATTCTTTAACTCTAAAAAGGTTCCTTTGTTGCTTGACCGTGAGATCCCTGCCCTTGGCTTACGATAAAGTAAACCAGAAGACCGACGAGAAAAGCCGGCTTGAAATATTCTGAATTTTTAATTTTTTGCTCTCCATTCATTTTGGAACGAATAAATACGTATCCCACGGTGACGGCTGCTGCTATGATTGCGGCACTGGTCGGCTCTTGGAAGTATTGTTCCATGTTCTAATAAAGTAAAACATTAGTTTTAAGGGATTTTCTTCACATCCAAATCATCCGGGGCGTCGTCAAACAGGTTCTGGTCCTGAACAGGTGCTGGCGTACCGCCCATGACGGAAGGAGGGGTCAGTGAGTTGTTTACGGTCACAGTCTCGCTTCCTCCTGGGGTTTGCCCAAATTGCATGTTATTTGTGGGGAGACCCTCGACGGGATCTACGGCGGGCATCTCCTCACCCGGGGCATCGAGTTCCTCCTCCTCGTCCTCCTCGTCAAAATTCATACCCTCGTCGCCGGTGGGCATACTCAGGTATGTGTCCAGGATTTCAGCCATGGGCACGAGTTGCTCAATGATTTCGCAAATGTGATGAACAAAACGCTTATGAAGCTCCTTCTTTCTGTGTTCATCTCCGTGATTCTTGTTTACGATGATATCTGGGTCCTCGTAAATATCCTTGGCGCACGCCTCATAGACCCGCTGGACAAACACGTCATTGGCTGGGAGCTTGATTGAAATCTTCTTCGACTTTTTATCTGTGCGAATTGCGCTCAGAATCTTGACGTGAATCACAAAGACGGCGGCGAGTAGCTTAGGGAACATGGGGTTATTCTTGACGATAGCCTCTGTATTCTTGCTTGAAATTGAGGAATTCCATGTCTTGACGTCACGGAGGAGCTGCTGAAACACCTGGACCGTGTTCTTTCCCTTTGCTTCCTTCTGAGCCTCGAGCCAAATCTCCCAGAAAGTCTCAATCATAGCGGGTGTCATTGAATCACACAGCTTTTTGGTAAACCGACGCTCTGATTCGTTGATGAGTTCCATTGTTAATAAGATACAAGGACTTATTTAGCTTTGACTCTCCGCACACGCCGTCTGCTTAATATGATGGATGGAGAACTCAAGGGATGAGATCTCAGTGGAGATGGGCTTTTTGAGCTTTCAAAAATAAGTTTCATCCATCTGGGCATTTTATTATTTCCGTATCCAATCGGACCATATCGTGGAGAGTTGTTCGTCATATTATTTCCTTCTTTTTTATTCTAAGAACTCTAGTTAAAAGGTCGCCGCGTATTCTATTCAATGGGCTGGGGGATTTGCTTTGCTCTTGATGCTAATGATTATGTGTATTGTGCTGACGGATGCAAGTGGCATTCCAAGGCTTCAGACTATGAGGACTACCCTGAGTGGCCTTCGGCTCGCCAGTCGGTCCTAGACTACTTTGAGGGTGAGGCGCATCGTGAACTAGATATGATCCGAGACGAGTGCCCCGGGACGGCGGCAGCTCTCCGTGAGGCGTGCGATGAACATATCGGTGCCGCCTTGTCTCAGTATGATTATTTGAGTAACGAGGAGAAACAACAGTTACATGACGAAAAGATGGTTGAACTTGAAGAGGATCTTGTGCGTATCAAGGAAAATCTTGAGAGATGCCTTGAGAAGTACAAGTATTGCAAAGAAACATGGAAAAATTATCAGAAAAATCCCCCAAAGGTTCGAGTTGCCAAGACTCGCGCCGATGAGCTTCGTCAACTTATGACTCCATATCGTGTAGAACTCGAGATGGAAGAGGCGGCTGAAGAGTGTGATCGTCTTCGGTCTGCCAAGACGCGCACGACGCGTCTACTGAATCGCGAAAAGAAGTTTGTGATTGAGAACTAAAATTACTTCTTCCTTAACTTACTCGCCATCTTTTGTAAATTGACGAGACTGGGGAGTTCCACTTCCTCAACCTCTTCTGGAAGCATCTGGTGGGCGGGTGGTTTCTTCCACCAAACCTTTATGTCCAGGGGACCTATGAGATTCACTATGTACCCTAGACGCTGGAGCTGGCGACACATGTATCTAACAGTTGTCGGAAGATCATAACGGGGAAACCCTACTAAAAACACAGGAACGGTCAGGATGCACTCTCTTTGACCGAGCTGTACAGAAGTTTTAATTTTTCTACAAAATTGTTCAAGGAGTGCAGTATAAAATTGTTTTCTTGCATTTTTCCTATCATGCTCCATTTTTGCAATGTCCTGGGCAGACACTGACATTCCTATCAAGTCCGAAGGACTTATTTACTATATCTTTACGCTTCGCGAGACAAAGTCAGAGACTTTGGACTCATGACCGCGTCCCCAGGCGCATGTCAGTAACCACAGGCGTCTCTGGACGAGTTGCCAGCAGCGCACTGAGTTGAGATGCGGAATTTTCCTGAATATTATCGTATGGTTTGTATGTATCGGGTTCGTATCCAGCGCTTGGATCTGCCTTTGCAGTTTCAGTCATGCGTGTGATGTCGACGTTCCCATCCTCGCGGATCTTTGCGACAACATCGTACTGATTTCCCAGAAACTTGCGGGTATTGAAAAACATGAAACGGCTCACGTAGGTTCCGTCAGCCTGGGGCGTGACGAAGAGCGTCTCGAGTGGGTACTCGTCTGGCTTGCTCTGTTGAACCTTTTCTATGATTGCCTGTATAACATCAGGTGGGACGGGTGCGTCCCCGTTGTTTGCCGTTGGGGCGACGTATCCAGACAGATTGACCCGGCTGTTCCATACCAGGAACGCCAGAATAATCACGAGTAGCAGGATCATCAGGTCCTTCATTATTATTAAGCTGCGAAAAAGTTCCAAGTCCGATACCCGGAACCTAATAAGCCGAACCTTTGGTTCGCCTGTCAGACTGCGAAATTATCCTGTCCAAAAAAAGTAACCTAATTTAAATGGCCCTGCTGGTCTATTCTGATAAGTGCAAGTTTTCAGGGCAAATTATCGAGTACATCAAGACCCAGCCTTCCCTGAACGA